TTAGGACCGAATGGCCGGCTGCTGGCCTGGCTAACCGATTCGCTACCGGTTAGCCTAAAAGCGGTATAGTCATTGACTACGTTAACTATATTGTGTATAATTGTACATTCACTAGGAGAAATCAATGACAACTCGCGTCTTTACAACAGAACAAACAAACAAACTTACTCAAATAATCAACGAAGGCATGCAAGTCACACACGAAATCGAAACACTCACAGAAGGGCTCAACGATACCGTCAAAGCCATTGCTGAAGAATTAGAAATCAAACCAGCTATCCTTAAACGTGCTATTAAACTGGCACACAAAGCCGAATTTGGTCGTGCCCAACAGGATCACGAAATACTTGAACAAATCTTGACCACAGTTGGTAAAACATTATAAGTAGTAGTAGTAGTATGAGTCGCTCACAAACGAGCATGAACCACGGTCAACCGGCCATAAACGGAGAATTTTTTGAGTTATATTGATGCACTATTTGATCGTGAACACGATCGCATACACATAGTTGAACGCCGCGACGGAGTCCGACAGTATCGCGAGTATCCAGCCAACTACATCTTCTATTACGATGACCCTAGAGGCAAGTTCCAAAGTATTTTTGGCACACCAGTGAGTCGTTTTAGCACACGCAACAACAAAGAGTTCCGTAAGGAGATGCGTATACAAAGCGGAAAACGCTTGTACGAATCGGACATCAATCCAATCTTTCGTTGCCTAGAAGAAAACTACAAAGGCCAAGATGCACCTCAACTTAATGTAGCGTTCTTTGACATTGAGGTGGACTTTGATCCTGAGCGTGGGTTCAGTCCACCGGCAGATCCATTTAATGCTATCACAGCCATATCAGTTTATCTAGGTTGGCTGGAACAGATGGTCACATTGGTTGTGCCTCCACGCCACATGAGCCCAGAAACTGCACAAGAAATTGCCAGTGAGTTTGAAAACACAGTAATTTTTGAACGTGAAGAAGACCTATTAAAAACTTTCCTGGACTTGATAGAAGATGCCGATGCACTCAGTGGCTGGAACAGTGAAGGCTTTGATATTCCTTACACAGTCAATCGAATTACCCGTGTGCTCAGTCGTGACGACACTCGTAGATTTTGTCTATGGAATCAGTTTCCCAAACAACGCATGTTCGAACGCTTTGGTGCAGAAAATCAAACCTATGACTTGATTGGTCGTGTACACATGGACTATATGCAACTGTACCGCAAATATACCTATGAAGAACGACACAGTTATAGCCTGGATGCCATTGCTGAATACGAACTAGGTGAGACTAAGACTGTGTTCGAAGGCACACTGGATCAACTTTACAATCAAAATTTCAAAACTTTTATCGAGTACAACAGACAGGACACCATGATCCTGGCCAAGCTAGATAATAAATTAAAGTTTTTGGATTTGGCCAATATCCTAGCACATGAAAATACTGTATTGCTACAGACTACCATGGGCGCTGTGGCCTTAACCGAACAGGCCATTATTAATGAAGCACATGAACGAGGTATGGTAGTTCCCAACCGTAGAGAAAGGCTTTCAGATGAAGATACGCAAGCCGCAGGTGCCTATGTTGCTTACCCTAAAAAAGGCATACACGAATACATCGGATCAATCGATATTAACAGTTTGTATCCGTCGGCGATCCGTGCTCTTAACATGGGACCAGAAACAATCGTTGGACAACTACGACAGACCATGACCGAGAGGTATATTGCAGATAAAATGCGTGGTGGTGCCACTTTTGCTGCCGCGTGGGAAGGCCTGTTTGGCTCATTGGAATATACCGCAGTAATGGAACAACAACGTGGCACTGAGATTACTATTGATTGGTCAGATGGTGCGGAAACTGTACACAGTGCCGCCGAGGTATGGAAGATGATATTTGATAGTAATCAGCCATGGATGATCACCGCCAACGGCACAATATTTACATATGAACGTGAAGCTGTAATTCCGGGCTTGCTCAAACGTTGGTATGCCGAACGTAAGGAAATGCAAGCCAAACTTAAAGAATGCACAAATAAAAATGATGAAGAATACTGGGATAAAAGACAGCTGGTCAAAAAGATTAATCTTAATAGCCTATATGGTGCTATTCTTAATCCTGGTTGCAGGTTCTTTGATAAGCGTATTGGACAATCCACGACTCTTACAGGACGGGCCATTGCAAAACATATGGACGCATACGTAAATGAATGCATCACCGGCCGATATGATCACGTGGGCGATGCAATCATCTATGGTGATACAGATTCCTGTTACTTTACAGCCTATCCTGTTCTTAAAAGTGAAATAGATGCCGGTACCATGACATGGTCCAAGGAAATAGCCATACAGTTATATGATAGTATTTCTGACCAGGTCAATACCAGCTTTCCCGGCTTTATGGAACAGGCATTCCATATACCTAGAGAGATGGGCGACGTGATACGTGGCGGTCGAGAAGTTGTGGCCAGTAAAGGTCTGTTTATTACCAAGAAACGCTACGCTGTTATGATCATTGATAAGGAAGGCAAAAGACAAGATATCAATGGAAAACCTGGCAAGGTCAAGGTCATAGGGCTGGATCTAAAAAGATCAGATACACCTAAAATCATCCAAGAATTCCTAAGCCAAGTATTAGATGACGTGTTAACTGGTGCCACCCGTGAAGAAATCATAGAAAAGATTCGCGAGTTCAAGTATGTGTTTAAAGACAGACCAGGTTGGGAAAAAGGATCGCCTAAGCGTGTAAACAATCTGACCAAGTATGGCAAGGAAGAAGAACGACTAGGCAAGGCCAACATGCCCGGTCATGTACGTGCAGCCTTAAACTGGAACAACTTGCGAGCCATGAACAGTGACAAGTATAGTCTACAAATTGTAGACGGCATGAAAACCATTGTGTGTAAACTTAAAAACAATCCACTAGGGTGGACGTCAATTGGTTATCCCACAGACGAGATACATTTACCACAGTGGTTCAAAGACTTACCGTTTGATGACAGCGAAATGGAAGCCACCGTGGTAGATCAAAAAATTGATAATTTGTTAAGTGTGTTAGATTGGGACCTAGCCAGTTCCACCAATACCGAAAACACATTTCAAACTTTATTTTCGTGGACATAATGACATTTAGAGAACTTGTTGATTTTTGGGCTAAATTGCGAGATTCGTCAACCGACGTTGTAAAACACAATGCAACGGCCGAGTTAGATAAAATTATGCATACAGTTGCTGACCAATCTTTACAGTCTCAGTACACGGATGTACTTGACTCGTTTGATAAATTTGAACAACAACTAATTGTTTTAAAAAATCAAACAAAAAGTCAAATTGAACAAGAAGAAAAAACATTGCTCCAACATAGTTCTCGGTGGTATCAAGAAACTCTGGATCAGCGGCTGTCGCAACATGCAGAGTTTCCTGCTCAAATACGGAATCAACGATTTAAAATTAGCGAGGAAACAGAAAAGTTATATGTCGCTCGAATCATGAGATACGGTGATTGGCATTATCCGGGCATGATTATCCATCCAGGACCAGAACCGTTTATGCAACACATGGTCGGCAATGATCCATTGTACATCATTGATGAAAGTCATGAGTTGTTAGAACCGGTCTTAAACAATTACAACAAGGTATATCAAAGTCGCCTACGTTCATATGTGATTGAGGAAACGTTTGATCGAGAAATTTTAGAAAAAATACCCAATCAACAGTTTGGTATCTGTTTGGCCTATCACTATTTTAATTTTAGACCGTTTGAAATGATAAAAAAATACCTAGGTGAAATTTATCAAAAACTTCAACCTGGTGGCGTTTTGATTATGACCTTTAACGATTGCGAACGACTGGCTGGATTAGCCCTGGTAGAACAAAACTATGCCTGCTATAATCGAGCAAGCATGATTCAAGATTTGGCCATTCGATTAAATTATATCGTTGAATTTTTCCACCACGACAACGGTCCTAGCAGTTGGTTAGAATTGCGCAAGCCCGGCAAACTAACTTCGCTAAGAGGTGGACAAACCTTGGCTAAAATAATGCCGAATCCTGTTGCAAATTCTAAATAACTCGTATACAATAACATATCAAGGAGAATTACAATGAAAGATCATTTATTAGATTTAGTAGGACACACGCTTGACCTAGGCTGTATCGACCTGGTCAGAATCACTGGCTCAGACACCGAGACCAAAATTGAAGCACTAGCCGACGATCGTAGTGTAGTGGTGCAGGGTGCCTTTGCCAATCCGGTAGCAGAGTTCATGGGCACATTTGGTATGCCCAATCTAGGCAAACTCAAAATTATGTTAAACTTGCAAGAGTACAAGGAAAATGCAGTTCTGAACTTGAGCAAAAATACCACAGGCGAACCCGAAAGTATCAATTTCCAAAATGCCAGTGGTGACTTTAAAAACAGTTATAGATTTATGGCTTCTGCGCATGTAAACGCCAAACTTAAAACAATGGAATTTAAAGGCGTTCCGTGGGTGGTCGAATTTACTCCCACAGTGGTTGCAATCCAAAGATTTAAAATGCAGGCACAGGCCATGGCTGAAGAAGTCAACTTCCAGGTCAAGACCGAAAACGGAGACCTAAAGTTTTACTTTGGAGATCACTCGACCCATGCTGGTAGCTTTGTATTTGAACCGTCTGTTAGTGGAGTGCTTAAACGCACATGGTCATGGCCAATTAAAACTGTGATTAGTATTTTAGATTTAGCTGGAGATAAAACATTCCGTATCAGCGACGGTGGTGCTGCTATGATCACTGTTGATTCCGGCTTGGCCACTTACAACTATATCTTATTAGCACAGACCAAGTGACACAAGACAACCTTACCGCCAAGCAAAACGATTACGCCGTTTTCCTTCCAGCCATCTCGGGATTTTATTCTACTTTTATAGGCAAACAACGTGATCCTGTCAATGGACCATATGTAGATCCTGCCCGATTACCAGCTGGTCTTAAAGATATGGAAATGATGAACTGGTTGAATGATCAAAAGGGTCTATTTCCGTACAAGTGGAGTTTGTATTCCGGCGGCCATGCCAATTTAGATCTTAACAAGCAGGACTGGTCAGAGGACATGGTTCGTAGTCGTGATCCTAGTACCTTGATGTTAGGCGACTCTGGTGGATTCCAGATTGCCAAAGGCTTGTGGGAAGGCGATTGGAAGGCCAACTCTGGTTGTCCCCGAGCACAGAAACGTAGAGAAGCTGTGCTCAAATGGTTAGACGGTGTTGCCGATTACGGTATGACCCTGGATATACCAACCTGGGTCATACATGACAAAAAAGCAGCAGAGGCCTGCGGAATAAGCACACTAGAAGAAGCAGTAGACGCTACCAAGTTCAATAATGATTTTTATATGAAAAATCGTAAAGGAATCAAGAACGGTGGTATGCGAGTGCTGAATGTACTACAAGGTGCCAATCATCCAGATGCCGATCGTTGGTACGAAACAATGAAACACTATTGTGATCCGGCTCAGTATCCTGATACTCACTTCAACGGTTGGAGCATGGGTGGGCAAAACATGTGCGATGTACATCTAGTACTCCGACGCTTAGTGGCCTTACGTCATGATAACTTGTTACAAGAAGGCATTCATGATTGGATGCACTTTTTAGGTACCAGTAAACTAGAGTGGGCAGTATTACTCACTGATATACAACGTGCAGTACGTAGACACGTAAATCCAAACTTTACCATATCGTTTGACTGTGCCAGTCCGTTTTTGGCCACAGCTAACGGACAGGTATATCACCATATTGATTTACCACACAATGAAAAGTGGTGTTATCGTATGAGTCCTATTGTAGATGATAAAAAATATGCCAATGATACTAGACCGTTTGGTCCGGCTGTGTTGGCCGATGGACTGATCGATCACTTCGACGAAAGCCCAATTAGTTTACGTATGCAGATGAAAGATGTCTGTATCTACAAGCCGGGCGACCTAAACAAGATTGGCAAAGAAGGTCGTACATCGTGGGATAGTTTTAGTTATGCACTGCTAATGGGTCATAATGTTTGGACACATATCGAAGCAGTACAGCGAGCCAATCGTGAGTATGACGCTGGTATTTGGCCTGCCATGATGTGGAACCAAGGAACCAAAGGACGTACCGGGGATCATGTCATGTTTAGAGACATTGTAGATGCTATATTTGCCACACCGGACCGTGAGGAATCCGAAGCCATAATTGAACATTACGATCGTTATTGGATGGATATTATAGGCACTAGAGGATTTAAAGGTGATAAATCCAAAAGCGGGCGCCCTATGTTTGATCAGTTGTTTAATTTTGGAGACACTGAAGTTGACACTGAATCCGATGACAGTTTACAATTAAATGAGTCAGCACTGGATCAACTAGAACAGGAACAACGAGCATGAACCGAGCAGGACACGACAACGTAGATTTTTTTATCGGCACCGAAGTAGAACATAGTCCAGCTGTTGGTCGTAAAACTTTGTTTGTGGTTGGCTTACAAAACGAACAGGTAATTTTAAACTTAGCAAAAAATAATGAGTGTACCCATGTTTATTTTGGTGCTAATCAAAGTTTTCCAAATCCAGAAATCAACGATGCTGTAACATGGAAAGAATGGGAAATTATGATCCTAGAATGTCTACAGGCAGGATTACTATGTACTTTAGACTTGGATAGTACTTGTGCCGAAGGTTTATGTGAAAGTGGATTGGTTGAATACAATAACTTTATTCCCATGATTTCGGTGAAACTGCCCTATATACAACTACTGGGATATAATGCTACAATTAAACTAGACGACAAGGACTTTGCCAAAACAAACCCTGGCGTTTGGTGTCATAGTTTACATGAATTAAGGGACCGTAAGAAGTTTACAGATTGGTCTAAATATACCAAAGATGAG